GCACAGTTCGATATGGAGAACTTAGGCAAGATCGCCGGCCATCGCTTGGCCGGCATCGACGCGACCGACCTGCTGCCCCACGGCGTGGATCCGGATACCGAGTACCATCGTGTCACGATGGTGTTCGCGTACTGGCTGCGCAGTCCGTCGGCGGTCGCGTTCCGCGAGTCTCTCGCAAACACAGGCGAGGCGCGAGTGATCGTGCGCCCCGCCGAACTCGTGCACTGGCGTGTGCGCGAGTCGCCCGCACCCCCGGCGCTGACCGGGACGTCGCCCTACATCTGGCTCAACCCGCGCGCAGCACGCCAGCCGCGCGCGGCGGACAGCGAGATGTAGACCGACGGTGTGAACCCCCGCCCCATATAACAAAATTGTGCCGAGATGGCACTCGGCACAATTTTGTTTTTGTTTTTGTTGTATGCATTGCGGTGTTGTGTATAACAAAATGTGCGCGCCCTAATATATATGTCGAACGACGCGAGCGCGTTGTATACGTTCACGTATACGGATGCGTCCATAAAGAGTGTATTCTACAACGCCCCGCTGACGGGCACGCCGACGGCGCCGACGGCGTCGCCGTACTCGGCAAACACCACACAAGTTGCGACCACGGCGTTCGTGGAGAGCGTCAAATCAAATTTGCTGGCGGGGTCGTATGGCACAAACACCTGGGGCGGCACCAATCTGTTCAGCAACAATATTTGGCAGACGTATAGCAATGGCAGCGACACGATGACGTTCACGATGGGCGCAAACACCATCGCAAGTACAACCTACGGACTGTATGCGAGCATGTCAAATGTGCTGTATATGGCCACGGCCAATGTGGCGTCGATTTTCAGCACGGGCGGAAATGTGAATCTTTATACCAGCGGCGCAAGCAAGACGCTGACTATCGCCGCAAACGGCTCGACCGCCGGCACAGTGACCATCGCCGCGAACGGCGGAGGGACAGGCACGATAAATCTTTGGGCTAACAGTACGAGTACCGGCACGATTTCCGTATTGAGCAGAAACGACAATACTATCACAAGCACGGTGGGAAATATTATTGTCAATGCGCAAGGGTCAGGCAACTCGGTGTCGGTCTTCTCGAACGGCGCAACAGGTACGTTAAACATCGCGGCGAACGGCTCGACCGCCGGCACAGTGACCATCGCCGCGAACGGCGGAGGTACAGGCACGATAAACCTCTGGGCGAACAGCACGAGTACCGGCACGATTTCTATATTGAGCCGGGACAACAACACGGTTGAGAGTACTTCTGGCGACATCTTGGTGAACTCTAAAGGCGCCGGTAAATCGGTCTCGCTCGTTGCAAACAGCACGTCGAGTACCAGCGCGGTTAATATATATGCGAACGGCACGGTTGGTACCGGCACGGTAACCATCGCGGCGAATAGCGCGACCAGTGTAATGAACATCGCCTCCAACGGTACGACGTCTGGTACGATGACCATCAAGACAACGAACAACAATACGGTTGAGAGTACCGCTGGCGATATCTTAGTGAACTCTAAAGGCACAGATAAATCGGTCTCGCTCGTTGCAAACAGTACTGCGGGTACCAGCGCGGTTAATATATACGCAAACGGCACGGTTGGTACCGGCACGGTAACCATCGCGGCGAATAGCGCGACCAGTGTAATGAATATTGCCTCCAACGGCACGACGTCCGGGACGATGACCATCAAGACCACACACAACAATACGGTTGAAAGCGCCTCAGGCGACATCTTAGTGAATACCAAGACTGCCGGCAAATCGGTATCGCTCGTCGCAAACACCGCGTCTGGTAGTGGTACCAGTGTGGTTAATATTTACGCAAACAGTTCCACCGGCGCAAGTACGGTGAACATCGCGGCGAACAGTACCGCCGCGGGTACGGTGAACATCGCGGCAAACAGTACCGCCGATGGTACAATTGCACTGACGGGAGCGACAATAAATGCCAATGGCACCGCAACTACGGTGTGGGGCAACACGACGTTAAACCTGAAATCGCAATCTGGCGATATTAATATTCTTAACTCATCTGCGACAAGCAAGACGATAACGATAGAGACGAACTCGGCGAATGGCATTATTAACATTAAAGGCGGTACCACGACGTTGACCGGAACGGTGAAGGTGCCAAACAATACCACAACAAGCGATGATTATGCGGCGAGCACAAAGTGGGTGAATGATACCTATGCTCCAAAAACTGGATCTACTATATACGCTCCAAAAGCGAGCCCGACGTTCAGCGGGACAGTGGCTTTATGGACTTCCGCTGGCGATGCCGCCACTGCAAACACGGTGCTTACTACCGATAGTAGCACCAATATTGCAACTACGCAGTGGGTAAAAAACCAGAATTATTCAACCTCGTCGTTTTCTACCTCCAGTCCGACGTTTACTGGTACAACAACGGTAAGCGACATCACTGTATCCGGTCAAGTTTCTTGTGGAGTGTTTTATACCAATCCTGGCGTAATGACAGAAGACAATACTGCAACTGTATCTTACACCCGTACATCGTATTCCGACAATGCCGGCCAATATGTAACATTGTTGTACTGCACGATAACAACTACTCCTTATTATTCCAACACCATAACGATTATAATACCGTCAGTTAATGTGGTCATAACCAAAAACACGGACAGTACAATAATAACAGATAGTTTTACGTTAAGTATGTATATTAAAAAAAACGGTGGATCGACTGCTTTTAAATCCAGTGCTGATATACTGACTGGTTTAAATACTATCACTACATCCAGTACCAGTCATACATTTACATATCCGGCAGCAACTGCATATACGTTTACCCCTACTCGCGAAAATGCTACAAATAGTTATCAGGTTTACTTAGGACTATCTTACTCAAGAGCGCAACTTGCAGGTACTCAAATACAAAGTATGGTTTATAATTTTACCCAAATGACGACTACTGAAACCCTTATTACATCGACTACATCCAATGGTAGTATTTCATTAGGTAATTGTACAATAAGCGGTAAACTATCAGTATCCGGCACCGCAACATTCTCTGGAACGGTTGAAGTACCGCAAAACACAACTACTTCGGGAAATTACGCGGCGAGCACGTATTGGGTGAATGACAACTACGCGCCGAAAACCGGGTCTACTACGTATGCGCCTTTGGCGAGCCCATCGATTACTGGTACTGCCGCAATCGCTAATGCTACGTTTAGCGGTGCTTTAAAAATGTCAACTGTCGGAAATGTCGTAGCGTATAACGGACTTGCAGGGTGGTGTATAAATAGCTCGTTGTCAAATTCGATAGCCACTATTGGTACAATAGAACCAATTATTTGTTCTACAAAAAGGCCGTTGATAACTAATAACGATGATAGATGGTTAATACTGCCTGGATTTCAAGTAGTAGCATATGTGGATGCAGATTACGGTGGAACATCTGCAACTTATGGAAGTTACTCAAACACGACAATCACGCAAGTCAAGCCAGCCACTATTAATACGTTAGGTTCATACAAGGTATTTTTTTTGAGCGACTCAAACGAGATTACGATTAGCGAGATTTCATAACAATGCACTTATTTCACCACTTGTTCTTCTTCACCGTTATCTGCTGTGCCACCTTCTTCCGCCCCTTCTTCGGGTCGTACGCCTCACCCTCGTCGTCCGACCCCATATCCTTCGAAATATCCCAGAACTCCTTGCTGCCCATCTTGAAGTCGGGCCGCGGCACGGCTTTATACCAGAATATCTGGTCTTGCAGTTTGTTGCTCTTGGCGTTGTTGTTTATCACCAGACACTCGTAGTTCTCGGTGGTCTGGTCCATCACCGTGTTGAACGCTTCGAGGGTCGGGAACATCGACGCGTAGTTCTCCCAGATGCGTTTGCGGTTGGTCATATAGGGCTCGCGCAATATAAAGACGTAGTCGATGTTGGTGCGCAGGTTCGGCGGGATACCGAGGGGGTACTGCATCGTGATAACGAGCATAATCTTCCAGTGGCGGCCGTTCATGAACAACATCCGCATCAACTTATCTTTGGTCCAGGACTGGTCGTACAGACAATCGTCCATGATAACAAAGGCGCGGGGGTCGATGGACGAGCGGCGGTAGGTCTCCACCTCTTTTTTCACCTGCTTTAAAACGGCTTTCTGGCGGCGCAGCACATTTTCGACGAGCACAGTGTTGTACTCGTCGTGAATGAAGAGCCGGGGCACGTGGTCGGCGTAGAACCCGTTGCCGGACTCGGTGCCCGATATAACAGTGCCGATGGGGATGTCTTGGTGGTGGTATAGCAGATCGCGGACGAGATACGACTTGCCGGTGTCGCGGCGGCCGATCATGACGATGACGGGGCCTTTGTTCTCGTCGGGCCGGAAGGTGATCCACTTCATGTCGAATTTCTTGAGTTCGAGTGTCATATACCTATCGGCATATTTAGTATTGGCGAAGGTGGCGAGCCATAGTGTTGCGCCTTTGAATTCGGTAGTCTAAGAAAACTTGGCGCCTACTTTCAAAACCATCAAGACGTTTTCTTGAGTTTTCTCAGTCGGGACTTTGTAAAATCCAATAATGGATGAGGGGCGTCCCGCCCCCTCAAAGCGAAGATGCGTACCGCATCTTTCTCCCCCATCAATAATAGCCGCTACGCGCCTACGCAGAACGACTACTGACCCTCATACAGACCCGGCGGCGGCGGCGGGCCCTTCGGGCCCGGCCGAGGGGCCTTTGATTTCGGGGTTCTAAGAAAACTTGGCGACCTGTTTTAAAACCATCAAGACGTTTTTTTGAGTTTTCTCATTCCAGACTTTGTATTTTACCATATTGAAAATGAAAGTCCCGGCGGCGGTCCCTCCGGGCCCGGTCGAGGCCCTTTGTTTTTGGCATTCTAAGAAAACTTGGCGACCTGTTTTAAAACCATCAAGACGTTTTTTTGAGTTTTCTCAATTGGGACTTTGTAAAATCCAATAATAGAAATGAAAGGCCCGGCGGCGAAAATACAATACCAACCTTTGTTTTCGTAGGTTGGTATTGTTGTTGGTGGTATTGAAGGGTCCTCGGCCGGGCCCGAAGGGCCTGCCGCCGGGTCTGTATGAGGAGTCAGTAGTCGTTCTGCATAGCCGCCGGCGCAGCCGGTGGCTATTATTGATTGGGGGTTTGAGGGGGCGGGACGCCCCTCATTCAAGACGTTTTTTTGAGTTTTCTCAATTGGGACTTTGTATTTTTGGTTTTATGAAATGAAACGCGCATTGTGTTGGGATGCGGCCAGGTATAGTCGCACGGGCCAGACGCTTACGGTCGGCAGATAACCGCGCTACGCGCGGTTACCCCGAGTAGTCTCGTGTCGCCGCGACCGGATCTGGCCGCGCGTTCTTTCGTAGAATAAATAGTGAATAGACACACTATATCGCCGAATGCAGTCCGCCGCCGCCGCGCCCATCCCTCAGTGCAACCGCCGCGTAGAACTGTCGTACTCTCTGCCAGCGCCGCTGGCCGCCGCCGACATCGACCCGGCGTCAAAGACAGCGCGCGAAATCAAGTCCGTCTCGGTGGCCACCGGCGAGGCTATCTCCATCCAATACGTGCCTTTCGCCATTCGCGATATGCAGCGATACACGCCCATCTACTCCACCTTCTTTGAACTCACGCCCGACAATTACGACACGGTATCGTTCAGGCACCGGTACCATATCCGCGATATCGAAACAGTGCACGACACCGAGACAGGGCGCGACGTCGCCAAGCCAGTGTTCGTGAAATTCGCGCCGATGCTGAATCCCATCCGCGAGGTGACCGAGGCGTCGGCGCACGATACGGCCAAACTCGCACTGCCGCGGCCGGAGTGGATGGACCAGAGCGCCGTGCCGGACGATTTCAAAGACCCGATGAACGCAGCCTACACCGACAATCTGTTTTGTTATTTGTCTAGTTGCATGCTGCGCGACATGAATTTCGTGAACGGCATTGACTACTACGGGTCGTTCGCGGGGTTCCAGGAGTGGTACCGCATGGACGTCACGGACGATGTGGAGCATCTGGTGACCTCGCCGGAGTTCTGTGCGCAGTTGGGCGGCCGGGTGTTTCTGGAGAGCGCCGAGCCCGAGTTGCTGGAGGCCGCGCGGCGCGGCGCGGGGAGCCGCGGGGGGCGGCGGCCGAAGTTGCGCATCGCGCCCGAGGACGCGGCGGGGGCGGGGGGCGATATTGATATCGAGTTGGATATAGAGAAGTTGGGGCCGGAGGTGGAGGCGGCGGAGGGGGGCACAGCCCTCGAGTGTAAGTTGGTGGAGGGCAGCGACGGCGCGGCTGACCCAGAGGGCGATGACGAGGACGGCGACAGTGAGAGCGACAGCGACGATGAAGGCAGCGCCGAGACCGAGGAGGGCGACGAGGAGGGCAATACCGAAAACGAAGAGGGCGCCGAGGACGAGGACGAGGGCGACGACGACGACGACTACAGCGATGAGGACGACAACGAGGAGGACGAGACGTGTATGTACATCCGCGACTTCCCTGTGCAGATGATTTGTCTCGAGAAGTGCGAGGGTACATTAGACGCACTATTCGAGGCCGACGCGCTGAACGACGCCGAGGCCACGGCCGCGCTGTTCCAGGTGGTCGCCTCGCTGGCGGCGTACCAGAAGGTGCTGCACCTCACACACAACGACCTGCACACCAACAACATCATGTACGTCTCCACGCCCCTGCAGTACCTGTATTATACCATCGGCGCCACGCATTACCGCGTCCCGACCTTCGGGCGTATTTTCAAGATCATCGATTTCGGGCGCAGTATTTTCAAGTTCGGCGGCAAGGTGTTTTGCAACGACACGTTCTCAAAGACGGGCGACGCGCGGGGGCAATACAACTACCCGCCATACTTCAACGACGCCAAGCCGCGTGTGGAGCCGAATTTCAGTTTCGACCTGGCGCGGCTCGGGTGTTCGCTGCTGGATCTGGTGATGACGCGCGCCGAGCGGCGCGGGGATCCCGGGAAATTGCCGGCGTACAAGCGTATGATCCTGGAATGGTCGCAAGACGACAACGGCAAGAGTTTCATCTATGGCCGCGACGACCGCGAGCGGTACCCTGGCTTTCAACTGTACAAGATGATTGCGCGCCACAAACACAACTCGGTGCCGGCCAAAGACCTGCACCGCAAGATTTTCAAGGAGTACGAGTGTGCGCAGAAGATGGTCTCGGCCGCGCGGCGCAATAATCCCACCGCTGTCGTAGACATTGACAGGATGGATAACTCCACGAAGGGTGAGGGGCGTCCCGCCCCTTCAGAACCCCTATAACATATCACCACGCGCTTCGCGCGCGGCGATAAGTGACGAGTCTCCGTTTTAGTACAGACCTGCTGGCAACGGTCCCTATGGGCCCGGCCAATGACATTTCAATACCACCATCAACAATACCAACCTTTGTTTTCACAGATTGGTATTGTATTTCCACGTTGAAATTAGAAGTTGGGTTTTCCCGTCAAAATCTCGGCGGGCCGCGTCGCGGATATCTCCAGCGGCTGGTCCGTCAGCGCGCTGAATATATCGCTCATCTGGTCGCCGGCGTAGACGGACGCGGCGGTCACCGCCAGCGCCGCGCAGA